CCAGTACCTGTTCCCGTAGTAAATCCTTTTTGTGGAGTTGCTGAAATTCCTGGAGGCATGTTATTCATCTGTGCGGGGGTGTCTCCACCCATACCGCAAGCGTGAGGTCCAATATTTCCGTGAGGACAATCTCCACCCTGTCCAAAAGCGTAACCTAAACCATAACCAACACCAGAGGTTAAAGCACCAATTGCAGCGCCTGGAATAGCGCCAATACCACCAGCAAAAGCACCAGCAATACCTCCACCAACAGCTCCCGCTCCCATAGAGCTCATCAAACCGCCAAAGAAACCTTGATTATTTTTTGCTGCCTGATATCCACTAAAGCCAGAGATTGCAAAACTAAGCCCTGGAATAAATCTACCCGCTCCCTTAGCAGTTGCTTTCATTCCTGCTTTAAATCCACTTCTTCCAAATAAACGATTTCTAATTGCTAATCCAAGTGTACCTGCACCTAATGCTGTTGGGCCTGCACCTAAACCACCAGCAACAGGAGCAGCACCCGCAGCGCCAAGACCAGCGGCGCCACCTCTATAAACACCTAGCATTGAACGCATCATAAGAAAGTTTGCAGCTCCACCCATTAATCCACCACCAAGTCCTGAAAGCATTGCGCCAGTGTTTCCAGCTGCTGGAAGTGTTTGAAGCACTCCACGCAAAGTTCCAAGAGCTTGCGCTACGCCAGCTGCTTCTTCAGCTAGTTTGCTAAATCCGTCATTGACTGCTGCAGTGCTACGCAGCGCTACGTTATACCCACCTACTAAACCTTTTTCTGTAGCCTGTAGTTTACGAGCTTCGCTGGTGTTGTAACGGAAGTTAGTACGCATAGGGCTTTCTTGACCTACACCTAGTAGATCTAAAGCTCTATTAGAACCTTGTAAATCTTTTTTTGTTAACGGCGAATCTTTTTTTGCACGAGCAATAATACCCATTTGAATAATGCCAGCAAGATTTTGATCTCCACCCGCAATAGCTTGGATAGTTGCATAGCCTTTAGATCCTGGGTTTAGTACTAAGGCTGCTTGTTCTGGGGTTACTTTACGACCACCATATAAGAATCTGTAGGTGTCATTAATAATTTGATTAGGAGGCTTTACATTTCCTTGTGCATCACGAACTGCAACACCAATACGTAAGAAACGCATAGCATTAATACCAGCAAGTCCTTGAGCCATTTGTTCATTAGTGCCACCAGTTAATGCGCTAAGACCACCAACTTGTGGCATAACATTTCTAAAGGTGCCGCTAGTTGCGGTATAACCACCACTGTACATAAGCGACATTGCTGCCATGGTTGGTCCCATAGCACTAGTAGCTCCGCCGCCTACGGCTCTATTAGATCTTAAAATTACTTGACGAGAGTTAAGCCCACTGATACCTGCTACGGCATCCGCACCAAGACGTTGAGTTACAGCAGCGCCAGTGTTGGGCATCATGCCCATACCAATGGCGCCCAGACCTACAGCAGCTAGTCCTATTCCACCTGCAACTTTTGCAGCACGGGATGCACCAAAGGTGGGCATGTCGCCCATAGAGTTAGAAAGACCAGACTTTGATTTGGAGCCGGTAGCGGCTTCCATATTCTTTTTAATCTTCTCAGTGGTCTTTTCAACTTCCTTCAAGACTTTAAGGAACTGAGTTATACCTTTGTTATTCTTTGTGTGGAATTTATCGATACCAGACGTGGCGCCACTGACGATGTTGTCATCGCCAGACGGCATTAAGTTGTCATAACTTGCCACTATTTACACCCCTAGGTCTACTTACTGCTCGGTCTAACCAAATCAATCGTTCTCTTAAGCTAAGATCCTTTAACTCTGTCAAGGACCATCCTGGATAGAACTGCGCCAGGTAGTCCAGAGAAATAATTAAATTCTCGTAGCTAAATTCTTTACTGAAACAAATCCGCTAACGTGAGCGGAAGCGGAACCTCCTGACCGCAAGAATTACAGTCTTTTTTGATTTGTTGTAGTTGTGGACCAGGGTTACGTTCTGATATAGCGTTTAGGATTGCTCTGCGATCAGAGACACTCATCTTTAGAATTGCATTGGAATCTAAGACGGGGTTATCGTTGATCTCTAGAACACAGCTCTTTAATACAATGGAATCCAATTCTGGAGCTGTTTTATTTGTTGCCGATACCAGTTGCTTTTGAGTAACACCATTTGGTAGGCGAACTTTTACCTCGCCTACTTTGCACTTTACAGTGAATACTGAGTCACCTTCAAGCTTCTTTAAAGGAACATCTTTATTTAAGTCGATAGTGATAGTTTTGTTATCTTCACACTTAGAGCAGATCTGACCTTCTACGGTCACTTCTTCTCCAAAAGTAATCTTTCTAATCTCTAGAAGTAGTAGCTCTCGGTCTCCTGCAAGCATAGTATCTAGTAGATCTTTATCTACAGGTTTGCCGTTTAGCTTTACTACCGCACGATCTAGGACAGTCATAAGTCCTTTTGACACGTCTGAGACTTTGGCAATAGCTTCTTCGTCAGCTCCGGTAAGCTCTCGCACTTCTGCTGTAGTTATGAACTCACCAAAAGGAACTTGAAGTCCTGCTAGCAGTTCTACCTGCGGATCAGAAGGTGGTTTGATTGGAGTTTCCTCACGAACCACCTCCTGAGTCACAGACTTCAATGCTTTGTCCGTTAGCTGGGTTACCAAAGCGGGATTCTCTGCCGCGCTTATGGTGGTCGTATTAGTAGTCATTTAGTTTTCCTTATCTAATTTATAGAGCTGGTGCTTTCGCGCCACCGTCTGTTGTATAATCTGTAGCAAACGAGACATCAAAGCCTTCGTGTACTAGAGTCATTTCTTCTACCATGAGGGTGTTTCCACCAGCATCAAGGTTGCTATATCCGATGTTGGTAATCCAAGCATTGTACACCTTGAATACCATGGATTTGTGAAGGTCAGTGTCAAACGGAGTTCCCGCAGTAGTGTCGTCATTTCCAGTTAAAGCCTTTGGATTTGGATGGCTTAAAACTGAAATTTCTACGTTACAACGGAATTCAGCACCAACACCAGTTTGAGCAGTTCCTGTGGAAATAGCAAACAGGCGCTTCATCCATAGGGCATGTTCTTTTTGACCCATGGTAATACCCTTAGAAAGAGTAATTGGTGTAAATGAACTTTGACCTGGAAGTTGATGGAAGTTGGTATTGAATCCACCTTCACGGTATGCAATGCTCTCAGTAGAGACTGTCAAACCGGAGACAGAAACAAATCCCATTGCTCCAAACTTAGGTCCAAAGGATACTTTTTGAGTACTCTCTTTTGGATCAAATTTAACTAAGAATCGAAAATTACGGAATTGATCCGTTGCAATCGCACTTAGCCTATTATTTTGTGTTGTCATTTGTTATCTCCTTACCGGTTTCCGGTTAGTTGGCTTAGTTTAATAACAACGAATTCGGCTGGGTATTGCAACGCAACTCCGACTTCGATGTTAACGATTCCATTTTGAATATCTGTAAAAGAGGTGGTAGTGCTATCTACACGGACAAAGAATGCCTGTGCTGCTGTAGCACCTCGTAAACCACCTGCGTTCCAAAAACCTAGAAGGAAGGAGCTAAGGCCTGTGTTGAGAGCTTTCCAAAGATTTGGATCGTTATTCTCAAACAAAGCAAATTGGCTTCTATTTTCTAGTTCTTTTCTAATATAAATCAAAGCACGCTTTATGTTGATATAGCGTTCTGTTGAAGTATTGCGAAGTGTACGACCACCCATGACTACAATGCCTGCACCAGGAACCTGGCGAATAGCATTAAGTGGCTTGACGCTGTCGTTTAGGGCATCAAGCTCTGCGTTTGTTAGTTGCCTTTCTGGAGCAACAACATTAGCAAGCGAGTTTGTAAGACCCGCTGGGGTCTTGAATACGCCACGAGAAGCATCAGTTGCTAGGTACTGACCTACCATTGCAGCGCCAGGAGCTTGAAGGCGAACAGCACCGGCAGAAGCACGGAGTGAATCTGGAATCAAAGTCCATGGATAATACGCTGCTGCAATGCCGCCGTCCGAATCT